CAATGGAGCGGAGGCCGGTTACCGTACACGGTCGCTACGGCGACTTAATCGGGTGGTTCCAACGAGGTGGTTTCCTCGGCAACAACCAGAAGCCCGTCGGGCTCGTCGAGTTCGCAGACGGCACGGTCGGCGAGTACGAGGCGAAGGAGGTGCGCTATGTCGACCACGTATAACTGCGTGCATTATGATCGGGACCTCATGCGCTCGTGCATATACGGGCTCGCAGTCGGCGATGCCCTCGGCGTGCCGTATGAGTTCTGCGGGCGCAACACGTTCGAATGCACGGGCATGGCGGACGGCGGCACGCATGGGCAGCCTGCCGGCACTTGGTCCGACGACACGTCGATGGCCTTGTGCATATGCTCGAGCGTCAAGCGGCTCGCGTATATCGATACGGCAGACATCGCCGGCATGTTCCACCGCTGGCTTGAGTGTGGCGACTTCACGTGCGATGGGCGCGTGTTCGATGTCGGCACGACATGCCGAAAGGCGATCTCAACCGGTGTACCCGGGAAGTTATACGACGACTGCGGCAACGGCTCACTCATGAGAACGGCACCGCTCGCCATGTCCGACTACACCAACGCTTACGATATATGTGAGGTCTCGGCAATCACGCATGCGCACCCCGTAGCCGAGTGGTCATGCGTAGAACTATGTGACATGTTACGGGCTGTCCGCAATTCCGGCACGCTGACGAAAGGCGAACTTTTTTATAGGTATAGGCGTATCGCATCGAGACCGACCAGGGCCATCAAAAGCGATGGTTATTGCGAGCACACGCTCGAGGCCGCGCTCTGGTGTTTCCTGAACACGACCTCATATGCCGATTGCGTGCTCACAGCCGTCAACCTAGGCGACGACACCGATACGACAGCGGCAGTTGCAGGTGCACTTGCGGGCGTGTATTACGGTTTCGAGGCAATCCCGCCAAAGTGGATCGGCCAGCTGCGTGGCAAGGCAGTAATCGATCAATGTATTTAGAAAGGTGATAGACGATGATTGACGGGTATCTGTTGAACATTCGTGTTTTCAATGACGTGAGTGACAGCAAGGGGCAGGCCCTCAAGCCGCTCGAGGAGGCTGCCGAGATCTTCGGTGCGTGGCAGGCGCGCTACAATATGCGCTTTGCCTCGCGGGATGCGTGCGGGGCGTTTCGCAGGGATCTTATTGACGAATGCGTGGACACCGTGCAGGCGGCAGCGAACCTGCTGGCTGCTGTAGACGCCACGCAGGGCGAGGTCGACGCCGCCATCAAGCGCATGGACGAGCGTAACGGGGACCGAGGCAGGCTCTGAGAAATGACGACCATGAAGCCATGCCCTAAATGCCATTCGACCGAGCACCTGCACATCGAGGTAAACGACGACCGCTCGAGCGCCGGCAAATCGGTCAAAGCATGGTGTACTGAGTGCAATATTTTCGCGCAGATCGACTATGTGCCCACAGGCCCGTTTGCCAACGAGCGCAGGCCTGACGACGTGCAGTCAGTGCGTGAGGTCATCGAGCGATGGAATGAGCGTTGCGACGACTGGGAAGGAGTATTTGACCGTGAGTGAGATTAAGCATTTCGATTTATTTACCGAATCGCCGCCGCATAACTGTCTGTACTGTATTTACGGCAACGTCGTGCCCAGCGATTACGACGAACTCGTCGGAGACCACTTAGCGTGCATGGTGCATTCCGCTGAAGACGTAAAAAGCAAGAAGTTCATAGGCGTGCCCAAACCAAACCGTGATTTCAAGCGTACGTTTTGCCCCGACTGCGGAGCGGAGGCTGTAGAAGATGATTAGCGACGAGGAACGCAGGCGAGCGGTGACCGAGAGAACATGCGCCACATGTGCCGACTGCAATGGCCGTGCCTGCACAGTCGACGGTTTCGCCATGTGTGGCCATGACGCCGCATGCGAATACTACCGTGCGAAACGGGCAGACGGAGGGAAAGCGGATATGGGCATCGAATGCCCCAACTGCAGTGAGCAGACCGATCGCATCGATAAAGGCAATGTGTTCGTCTGCGAGAAGGGCAAGCCGCCCATGCGCGAGGTCAGGTATTACTGCCGACACTGCGACTCAACCGTCATTTTCCCCAAGAAGTGCGAACAGAAAGAAGTCGACCATGATTGAGAACGAGCCTGCGAGCGGCTACAATTTACCGCCTGGTTGCTTCGACGACGACATCGAGCGCGCGTTCGGCGCGGAGCGCCGTTACTGCAGCGAATGCAGGCATTGCATCGAATCGGACGAACTCGACTGCTGCATCTGCGTGCCCAAGTTGGCCGATGCGATCGCGAAGCTCAAAGGCACGCAACGCCGGTCGCCAAGATACATCCTCGCGGCGGTCGAGGACGCCGTCACAGACGAATGCGATTGCTGCGCAGATTTTGAGGAGTGAGGGCGGTGTAGAAACATATCTAGAAATGATCCTAGCATACGTAGAAGGCGCTGTTTTGGCTTAGCGCGTATACTTGCAGGGCCCTGAGGCAAATATATGCCTCAGGGCATTTTTATTGCATTTCCCGACGATTTTGCATGCGTTTTCGCGTTTTCCGACGATTTTGCATGCGTTTTTTGTAAATTAGCATGGTTGACAGGTAGTAAGCGGCGAAACACGACGTAGATCTGCACGTTGAGCGTGTTTGCGCGATTACCTGTCAACCATGCTGTCACACTGTTTTTGGGGCCAGTGTGACAGGTAGTAGACGACAAAACGCGACGTAGATGCATGTTTTTGTCACTACCTGTCACACTGGCAAACACAAATGGGCCCCTATATTAGATATTTTCTATCTATATTTCTGATAGACCTATAAATATATATTCTCAAAATATCTGGGTATAGGGGAGCGTGTCAGTGTGACAGTGTGACAGGTAGTTGCAAATATATGCATCTACGTCGTGTTTTGTCAGAACTACCTGTCACACGGTGCAGATAAATCGAAAAAAGCAGATTGACACCAGTGTGACAGCAGTGTGACAGGCAGTAGAGGGCGTATATGTTTATCTCGGTGAACATGTGGAGGCGTTTCGATTTTGGCGTGTGGGTATATACAATATACGTAATCGCGCAAATCGAAAGGCCGTTTATACATAATTGTGTATACCGCATATACACAATTATGTATCAACGGCCGAGCAGCCATTTGACCGGTCCCGCCCGGCGTTGTAAAATATATTCCGATAGACGAGGGGGGATATTTTTGCCTTACATCAAATTCAACAATGCCATACAGCGCAAGCGATATTGGCTCGGCGAAGACGGCATCGAGCTGATCAACGACTGGAGGCGCCGAGGCCTCTCTGTGAAGGCGATCGCCGAGGACAAGATCGGCGTCGCGCACACGACACTTTCGAAGTGGCGCCGGCAGTCGCCCGAGCTGGATAAGGCGCTCACTATCACCGAGGACCTCGTAGACGGCCAGGTGGAAGGCGCATTGCTCAGGCGTGCGCTGGGGTACGACTATTTCGAAGAGACCTGGGCGCTCGACCCAGACACGGGCCGGGAGGTGTTGACCAGGAAGGTCAAGAAGCATGTGCCGGCAGATGTGAAGGCAATCGCGATGTGGCTGTTCAACCGCCGCGGTGACGCCTGGCGATCGATGCAGCCCCAGTTGCCTGCCGACGACGGCGACATCATCGACGTGAAGAACGTGCTCGTGCAGATCGAGGAGGCGGCAGATGGAGATAAGGCTGACGCGTAAGCAGGCGGAATATGTCCGCGAGGCGCACCACCGCTGGAACCTCGCCACAGGCGCCGTGCGCTCCGGCAAGAGCCACCTGGCAGTGCAGTACACAATTCCCGACAGGCTGATCAAGCTGCGCGGCAAGAAAGGCCTGGCGTTGATCTTAGGCGCCACGAAGGAGAACATCGAGCGCAACGTCTTGACGCCGATGCGTGATATGTGGGGCGACCGGTTCGTAGGCGACATCAACGCCCGCAACTGGTGCGAGATCTTCGGCGAGCGAGTGTACTGCATCGGTGCCGAGAACGCAGGCCAGGTATCGAAGCTCCGAGGCTCCGAGGTCAAGTTCGCCTATTGCGACGAGATCTGCGACATCCACCCGGACGTATTTGAGATGCTTAAGAGCCGCCTCTCCCTGCCGTACAGCGAATGCCATGGCGCATGCAACCCGGCGGGTCCCACGCATTGGCTCAAGCAGTTCATCGACAAGGGCGAGGCAGACCCCGGCATCGACATGTTCGTGCAGAGGTACACGATCGACGACAACCCGTTTTTGCCGCCTGCCTATGTCGCAGGCCTCAAGGCCGAGTACCGAGGCACCGTATACTACGACCGATACATCAGGGGCCTGTGGGCTAAGGCCGAAGGCCTCGTGTACCCTAATTGGAAGGATGCACAGGAGCCGACATGGTCACCCGGGGACGTACGCGGATACTGCGTGAGCATCGACTACGGAACGCAAAACCCGTTCCATGCGATCAAGTGGATGCTCGACCCTGCCGGTACCTGGCATGCGGTCGGCGAGTACCGCTATTCGGGGCGTGAGGAAGGCAGGCAGAAGACAGACACCGACTATGTCGACGACCTGGTCGTGTTCACGAATGACGCACCCGAGGATGCAGAGGTCGAGGTCATAGTCGACCCCAGTGCATCGTCGTTCATCGCGCAGCTGCGAAAGCGCGGTGGGTTCAAGGTGAGGAAGGCCGACAACGATGTCGGGGACGGCGTGCGCGATACCGCGAGCGCAATGCAGTTGGGCCAGGTCAAGATCGGCGACACACTTTCAGAATTGGCACGCGAGTTCACGGGCTATGTATGGGATGATAAGGCAGACCAAGACAAGCCGGTCAAGGTCGACGACCACGGCATGGATGCGCTGAGGTATTTCGTGAGGACGAAGCGCGTATACAAGCCGAGGGATATGGTATACGAGTCGCCGTTCACGGGCGGCGCTGACGAGGGACCCAGGAGGTTCGCACTATGAGATGGGATGAGGTACGAGACGACAAGTCGCGCATGCTCACGTACCAGGACTTCGTGGAGGCGGGCGACGCTAACCGCGAGGGCTTCGTGCTGGAGGCGATCGAGCGGCATAAGTCGGGCAAGGCGTACCGCATGGCACGCATGGCCGATGCGTATGACCGCCAGGAGAACACGACTATCAACACCTATGTGCAGAAGGTCTTCGACATCACCGGGTCCAAGCTCGTGGACTTCACCGCGAGCAACAACAAAATCGCGAGCAATTTCTTCCACCGCCTGAACACCCAGCGCACAATGTACTCGCTGGGCCAAGGCGTGTCGTTCATCGATGTCGACGAGGCGGGCAAGGAGGACAAGACCAAGGAGAAGCTCGGCAAGCATTTCGACCACGACCTGCGCATGCTCGCATACGATGCGCTCATCCACGGCGTGTGCTTCGGTTTTTGGAACCTCGACCGCATGTTCGTGTTCCCGCTGACTGAATTCTGTCCGCTCTGGGACGAATACGACGGCACACTCAAGGCCGGTATCCGCTTCTGGCGTATCGACCAGTCACGCCCGATGCAGGCCGTGCTCTACGAGGCCGACGGCTATACGCGTTTCCAGAGCCGCCAGGATGCGAACGGCGTCACGAGTGAGCGCCTCGATGTCGTCGAGGAGAAGCGCCCGTACATCGAGAAGACGAGCTATACGCCCGCTGACGGTATCGAGCAGGTGATCGGCGGCGAGAACTACTCGGCATTGCCTGTGGTGCCGATGTGGGGCTCGAAGCTCCACCAGTCGACGCTTGTGGGCATGCGCCAGGCGATCGACAGCTACGACTTGATCCGCAGTGGCTTCGCGAACGACCTCACCGACTGTGCGCAGATCTACTGGCTCGTGTCGAACGCGGGTGGCATGAGCGACAAGGACCTGCAGAAGTTCCTCGATAGGCTGAAGATCAACCATGTCGCACTCGTCGATTCGGACGACGGCGGCAACGCCCAGGCGTATACCCAGGAGATCCCATACGCCGCACGCCAGGCATACCTGCAGTCGATCCGCGACGGTATCTACGAGGACTTCGGCGCCCTCGATGTGCACACAGTGGCTGCAGGCGCGACCAACGACCACATCGATGCGGCGTACCAGCCTATGGATGAGGAGGCGAGCGATTTCGAATATCAGGTTTCGGAGTTCGTGCAGCAGTTGCTCGCCCTCATGGGTATCGACGACGCACCGGTGTTCAAGCGCACGCGCATCAGCAACCAGAAAGAGCAGGTCGACATGGTTATGAGCGAGGCGCAGTACCTCGACCACGAGACCATCTTGCGCAAACTGCCGAACATCTTGCCCAGCGAGGTGTCGGCGATCAAGGAACGCCTCGATGCTGAAAATGAGGAGCGCATGGGCAGCCTCATCGGTGCCGTATCGCTACAAAGCGGGGACGATGGTGTAGGCGACGACACCGTGGAGTAACATATGGCAAAGATTCATTCGGTCTTTGAGATCGGGATATTGGAGGCCGGCGGTGGGTACAAGTACGTCACGTCGGCAGGTTATGCGTCACACGCTATATATCCGGACATCCTCAAGGCACAAAAGGCTGCACTTGAGTTCGGCGGGTATGAGCTCATCGAAGATGACACCCCTGCCGACTCGACTGTCACCAAGACGCAACATTTTGACGGCTTCCAGATCGACACGTATTCAGACGGCACGTACGGCTACATGACGGACGGCGGCAAGCACAAAGAGGGCTATAAGTCGAAAGACGGCGCCAAGAATGCAGCCATGAAGCTTGCCGCCACGGAGCCGAAGGGCCCGCAGGTCTTGAAGAGTGAAGACAAAGGCGGATATGTCGTCGACACGTTCACAGACGGCACTTACGGCTACCTGATGCCCGACGGCACTTTCAAGAACGGCTATAAGTCGAAGGACGGTGCCGGCAAGGCAGGCAAGAAGCTCGCCACGAAGGCCGCGAAGGCACAGGAGGATACCCAGGCCAAACTGCTCGAGAAGCAGGCGCAGGAGCTGCAGGAGAAGTTGCAGCTCACCTACGCCGATGCGATCGACGGCATGACGTCACGCATCGAAGCCTCACTCAAGGAGTTCGCCGCCGATGATGCTAAATGGCAAGCCGATGTCGCCGCCGGCAAGAAGGATGCGAAGGCATATGCCGCGTGGCGTAAGGACCAGGCGTTGCACAACGACCAACTCAAAGCCCTCAAGAAGGCGTTGACGCAGGACCTCACCGCCGCCGACAAGATGGCGATGGCGTATGTCAACCAAGTGCCGGCGGGCGTGTATGCGGAAGGCATGAACTTCGCGACATATGAGATCGAACATGGCGCGAAGGCGAACACGTCTTTCACGCTGTACAACAAGAACACCGTCATGGAGCTCGTCGCAAATGAGCCCGACCTGCTCCCACAAGCGGCATTCGATAAGGCGAAAGATAAGGCATGGAACAGCCGCCATGTCACGTCTGCGGTGACGCAGGCGGTATTGCAGGGCCAGACGGTCCCACAGCTTGCCGCATCGATCGCCGGTATCGCCGCCATGGACCAGCGCGCCGCGATGAAGGCGGCACGCACCGCCATCACGAGTGCGCACTCGCTCGGCAAGCTCAAGGGCTATGAGCGCGCCGCCGATATGGGTATCGATGTCAAAAAGCAATGGCTCGCGGCGCTCGATTCACGTACACGCGGCAGCCACCGTCACCTAGACGGCGAGATGGTCGAGCTCGATGCCGAGTTCAGTAACGGCCTCAAATACCCGGGTGATCCGGACGGACCTGCCCCTGAGGTCTACAACTGCCGCTGCACGCTAGTGCCGGTCATTGGAGATGTGGAATACGACGAGGTCGAGCGTGCAAACAAGCTCGGCGGCATGAGTTACGAGGAATGGAAAGCCGAGAAACTGACGAAAGAGCAGAAGCTCGCGAATTCACTCGACGGCCAGCTGAAGGATGTCGACAACGAGATCGATGTGCTGAAAGAGATCATGAAGAGTTCCGATAAGACGTATTCAGGCATTTGGAAAGACCCCGTGACACTCGCCGATTGGGATGCGAAGAAAGACGCGATCCCCAAGAAGTTCGAGTATTTTGAAGAGCAAGCCGCAAAGGCTATGGAAGCCGGCAATGATGCCACCTTGGTGAAGTGGCAGACGCTTATCGACGATACGGAAGATTTCGATAAGCAAGGCCAGGCATACAAGGCGCATGTCGACAAGATGTCTGCGTTGAAGCTCAAGCGACAGTCGATCCATAAGCAGATGGTCGACTTGGGTCTCGTCGAAGACTCGGCATTCAGCGAGGAGCGTAAGGCGAATGCGTGGAGGTTCACTTCGCCGAAGGAGGCCGACGAGCATTTCCGAAGTGTAAGCGGCAAGGCTTGGCGCGAGGCCACCGCGGCAGAGCGCAAGAGTATCTACGGTTATACTGCCTCCTCTGGTGCGTGGAACCGCCCCCTGTCCGGTTTCCGCAAGCCGTATAGTGCTTCTGGTACAGGGTGGGAGAAGAAGTTCTACAAGGGCCCTGGCGACGTTTGGATCGATTATGAAGGCAAGGGCTCGGCGATCCGCAATATGACGTCGCTTATCGAGAAATCAACGTACGACCACGATGCATGGGTCGTGCGTGGATGCGACTACAATGCCATGGAATCGTTCTTCGGCACAAGCGCGTCGGAATTGGAGGGTATGAGTACCGATGAGCTCAAATCGCTCGTCGGCGTGTCGAATCGCATCCAGTCGTTCGTGTCTACTGGTGCCGTGGCGGGTAAAGGTTTCCACAGGCCTGTCGCAATGGAGATCTTTTGCCCTGCCGGGTCTGAGATGATGTATGCGGAGCCTTTCAGTGCATACTCTGGCGCGACGAACTACGATGATTGGGACGGCAAGAAGAAGCAGAACTATTTCGGCAGTAAGTTTGAGATGATCTTGCAACGCGGTGGTTACTACACGGCGACCGACGTATATAAAGGCGATGACGGCAAGATGCACGTCGTGCTTGAACTGCACCCCGAACAAGGTTATGATAAGTTCCAGCAGGATCCCAAAGAGTGGACCGGCTCGAAGAGCAAATACAAGTAAGGAATACCATGGCCACCGAGAAACAGAAAGTATCAAACCTCGAGCTCGACGACTCGTTTGGCTGCCTGAAGCGCAACCCCCGCAAATGCCGGACCTGTGCGAACGCACACGGCCCGGCGCCGTGGGAGGACTCGCCCGACAAGTCATATTGCATGGCGTACGAGCGCCGCCTCGGCAATATCAAGCCGGACGCAGTATATTTCGACGGTGCCGACTGCCCGTTTTACGTCAAGGAGGCGTGACATGGCCGATGGCGTATCGGTGAAGCAGGACAACACAGAGCAAGTAGTCGACGGCATCGATTCGGCCATCGGAGTCGCGCTCGAGAAGATCGGGCTTTTGGCCGAAAACTACGCTGAGAAGAAATGCCCAGTTGATACCGGCAACCTACGTGGTTCGATCACGCATGAGGTGGATGCCGACGGCAACGCCGTGTATATCGGCACGAATGTCGAGTATGCGCCGTACGTCGAGCTTGGCACTTCGCGCCAGAAGGCACAGCCTTTCCTGAGGCCCGCGGCTTCCGAGCATGGTGCACAATACCGCCAAGTGTTGAAAAAGGCACTCGGCGGCAGCAGTTAACCTGGTATTATTTATGTTAAATGCGCGAAGCAATGCGCGATACAGTATGGGGTCGAAGCACGCACCCCAGAGTCCGAAGGAATGGAGCGAACATCATGGCACTTACCCGCAAACTCCTCCGATCCATGGGGATCGAAGACGAGAAGATCGACCAGATCATCGACGCACACACCGAGACCGTCAACGCGCTGAAGGACGAGCGCGACGAGCTCAAGGATGCCGCGGACCGACTGAAGAAGGCCGAGGCAGAGCTCGAGGAGCTCAAAGCCAAGCCGGCAGACGGTTACAAAGAGAAGTTCGAGAAGGAGCACGCCGATTTCGAGGCGTTCAAGGCAGATACCGCTAAGGCTGCCGCCGACCGCGAGAAGAAATCGCTGTACCGCAAACTGCTCACTGATGCAGGCGTCGACCCCAAGCGTATGGATGCCGTGATGCGTGTCGCCGACCTATCCAACATCGTGGTCGAGGACGGCGCCATCAAGGACGCCGACAAGGTCACGGAGAAGGTCAAAGGCGAGTGGTCGGATTTCATCCCGGCCACGAATACGAAGCCCGCGAAAGTCGACACACCGCCTAACGGTGGTGGCGATGGCACGGCAGAGCCGAAGTCGCTGGGCGAGGCCTTGCGACAGAAGTACACCAAGCAGAACACTGATTAAAGGAGGCAATTATGCCTATCACCCTCGCAGAGGCCAAGGTCGGCATGGCCGACAAGGTCGACCAGCAGATCGTCGACATATTCCGTCGATCCTCCCTGCTCCTCGACCGCCTCACTTTCGACAACGCCATCTCCCCCGGTACCGGTGGCTCCACGCTCGTCTACGGCTACACGCAGCTGAAGACGCCTTCCACTGCCGCCGTCCGCGCCATTAACTCCGAGTACACCGCCAACGAGGCCAAGCGTGAGAAGAAGACCACGCAGGCCATCATCATGGGCGGTGCTTTCGAGGTCGACCGTGTCATCCAGGACACTTCCGGTGCCATCGATGAGCTCGTGTTCCAGGCCGACGAGAAGATTAAGGCCACTGCTAATTTCTTCACCAACTGCGTGATCAACGGCACTACGGCCGGTAATGCAGCCCCAGGTAAGACTACCGGTACTTTCGACGGCCTCAACAAGTTGCTCGCCGATTCCTCTACCGAGTACCCCGCCACTGCAGACCTGTCTACCAGCGCAAATGTGACTGCGAACTACAACCAGTTCCTCGACGAGCTCGATGAGTTCATCTCCGGCCTCGACGGTATGCCCGATATGCTGCTCATGAACCGCAAGATGCTCTCCAAGCTCCGCGGTATCGCACGCCGTGCCGGTTATTACGAGTCCACCAAGGACGATTTCGGCCGTGTCGTCGAGACGTATAACGGCATCGCGCTCATGGATGCCGGCGAGTTCTACGACGGTTCCAAGACCGTCGACATCGTCGCCGATACTGCTGCCAGCGCTAGCGCCTTCGGCACTTCCGACATCTATGCCGTCAAGTTCGGCCTCGATGCCTTCCACGGCATCTCCCCGACCGGCACCAAGGTCATCACGTCCTATATGCCTGACCTCACCCTCCCGGGTGCCGTCAAGAAGGGCGAGGTTGAGCTCGTCGCGGGTGTCGCCCTCAAGAACACGCTGAAGGCCGGCCACATGAAGGGCATCATCACCGCGCCGAAGACTGCCTAAGGAGTCGATATGCTGGAGGAGTTGCTCGCAGAGATCCACAATTGGTTCGAATGCGATTACCTCGCAGGTGAGCTTACCGTCATGGACGGCGAGCTCACCCTCCCGCATGGCTTCGTCAAGAAGGGCCAGTACTACCGCATCGTCGGCAGTGTGTTCAACGACGGCCTGCACCAATACCCGACGTCGGACCTCACTGATGAGGTATTCGATGGTGAGGTGTGGGCGTTGGCGGTGCCGAAGGCAGTCGTTGACATCGCGACCGAAATCGAGGCGTGGCGCAAGGCCAACCCCGACTCCGCATATACTTCTGAGTCGTTCGGCGGGTATTCGTATACGAAGGCCACTGCTTCCGACGGTATGCCGGCGCGATGGCAAGACGCATTTCGCCGACGCCTCAATCGTTGGAGGAAATTGCCATGACGCTGATCGATAGTTTCAAAGAGCCGTGCGTGTTCATGGAGAAGAAGCGCGTGAGCGACGGTGAAGGCGGGTGGACGACTACATGGGTTGACGGTGCTGCCTTCGATGCTGCTATCGTCCGCGACACTACGCTGGCCGCACGCGTCGCCGAAAAAGAAGGCGTCTCCAACGTCTACACAGTGACTACCGACACCAATGCGCGACTTGAATTTCACGACGTTTTCAAGCGTGTCGGTGATGGCCAAGTGTTCCGTGTGACTTCCAACGGGGACGACATGAAGACACCTGATCGCGCGACGTTCAGTTTTGAGCAGGTGAGCGCCGAGGAATGGAGCCTATCATGACGCCGACCGCGGCGATTTACACTTTCATGGCCGGCTTCGGCATTCCGGCGTACACGGCGACATCTGTACCTGATAATGCGGAATTCCCGTATATCACGTACGAGCTCGCAGTCGATGATTTCTGGGGCGGCGAGGTTGCATTAGTCATGGATATTTGGTATCGTGGCGACTCCGAGGCGGAGCCGAACGCGAAAGCGCGTGAAGTCTCAAAGGCACTCATCGGCTGCAAGTGTATCCCATGTGACGGCGGCGGTGTTATACTGAAAAAAGGCTCGCCGTTCTGCCAGAGCATGGGTGACGCGGCCGACGGCAAGATCAAGCGCCGCCATATCAATGTGACGGCAGAGTTTATCACCTCGTTTTGAGAGGACAAGTTAAATGGCTAAGTTCACACAAATTCCGACGGATACTTTCAAGAAGCTCCAGCTCGGTGCCGGTCTCCTCGCCACCGAATTCGACCCGGCGACCGGCGAGGTCGACAAGGCTAATATCGTCGGCGCGACGAGCGGCGGCGTGTCATTCGAGGCAACGCCGTCATTCAGCGATTTCGGCGAGGACATCGACAACTGCCCGAAGAACACGAAAGAGCTCAAGAAGCTCGACAGTTGGGAAGCCAAGATGTCCGGCACGCTCGTCACGATGGACACGAAGGCGGCTGTGTCTGTCATCGGCACTGCTGCCGTCGATGCTAAAGACCAAACCAAGGTTGTGCCCCGCAACTCTGTCGACGGCAAAGATTTCAAAGACATCTGGTGGATCGGCGACTACTCCGACATCAATGAAGACGGCACGTCTGTCGGTAAGGCCGGTTTCATCGCGATCAAGCTCATCAATGCATTGTCGACCGGCGGTTTCAAGATCCAGTCCGGTGACAAGGCAAAGGGCACGTTTGAGTTCGAGTATACTGGCCATTACAGCATCAAGAACATCGACACCGTACCGTTTGAGATCTACATCAAGGCAGGTTCGGCCGGCGCCTAGGCGTGGCCAGAAGGAGGAAACAAATGAAACTCAGTGACATCAAGGGTGACCGCGTACTCGACGTCATCGCCGACATCATCGACCCCATCGCGAACATGGTGCAGGACAAGGACGTCGCCGCTATGTTCAAGCGTGAAGCCGTACCGGAGGGCATGGATGCACGCGATTTCTTCGCGAAGCGCATGTGCAAGGGCCTTCCTGTCTTGCTCAAAAGCCATAAGGCCGACATCATCGCCATCATGGCGGCAATTGAGGGCGTGACCCCCGAGCAGTATGCGGAATCGCTCGATTTCCCCAAACTGTTCACAGACGTCATGGAGCTCGTGACTGACGATGCGTTCCTCAATTTTTTATCATCGTCGGAGACGGGGAAGGACGCAGGTGCGCCTGGCTCTGCCTCGGCGAATTTCGAGGTCCTCTAAGGGCCGACGCATTCGTCAAGTTCACACTGGCCCGCTATAGGAAAGAACGGGATGAGATGGCGTTTAAGGTATACGTCACCGACTCCCTATACCTCATGGGCCAGCAAAAGTTTATCGGTCGCCGATGGTACGACCAAGTCCGGCCCAAGGTATATGAAGACATCGACGCCGCCGCAGTAGTGGCGGACGTCACACGAAGGGCGGGATTGGTGGTCGTATGAATCTACTTGACCTCGCCGTCAAGATCACATGCGACGACCAGGCATCTGGCGAGGTCGACAAGATCGGCGACGGCATCAAAAATAAATTGGGTGTCGCCGCTAAAGCCGGCGTTGCGGCCGCGGCGGCAGTCGGTACTGCGACGGTCGCAATCGGCAAGACAGCACTCGACGCGTTCTCGAATTACCAACAGTTAGTCGGCGGTATCGACACCTTGTTTAAAGCCTCGTCGGGCAAGATGCAGCAGTATGCTGCAAATGCCTACCAGACGGCCGGTGTCTCAGCCAACCGCTATATGGAGATCTCGACGAGCTTCGCGGCAGCGTTGATCAACTCACTCGGCGGCAATACTGAGGCCGCAGCCGATATGGCCAATACCGCCATCACGGACATGAGTGACAATGCCAACAAGATGGGCACGTCGCTCGAGACTGTCCAAGAAGCATATATGTCGCTGTCACGCGGCAACTATGAGATGCTCGACTCCTTGAAACTCGGCTACGGTGGCACTAAATCAGAGTTGGAGCGCCTGCTCTCAGACGCCGAGAAGTTCTCGGCAGCACAGGGCAAAGTACGCGATTTCTCGGTCGACTCATACGCTGACATCGTCGATGCCATTCATATCGTACAGGATGAGATGGGCATCACCGGCACGACGATGGCCGAGGCGGCTGATACCATCGAGGGCTCCGTCAACATGGCAAAGGCCGCGTGGGATAATTGGCTTGCCGGCCTCGGCAACGAAAATGCCGATATGGAAGTCCTGACTGATCAGCTTGTCGAGTCTGTCGCCACTGCAGGTAAAAATATCATCCCGAGGGCAGGCCAGATCATGGACACCCTCGGCCAGACGATTGCAGACTATGCGCCGGGTGTCGGCCTCTACCTCCGCAATGCGCTCATCAATGTCTTGCCTGAAGCCGTGCAAGGGCCGATGCGCGATGCATTCGCTGGTGTCGACAAAGTCGTCGGCAAACTCGAAAGCGTATTCAACGACAATTTGAAGCCGGCGGCAGACGCCGCAGACAGCGTTTTCAGTGCCGTCAGCTCGGGCGTCAAGACTTTCAGCGATAACGTCAACGAGCTCATACTCCCCGCAATCGAGACGCTGTCACCGGCTTTCAACGATTTCTTCGGTGCGATCGAGTACGCACAGCCTTTGCTCACGTTCCTCGCGGACCTCATCGGTGTCGCACTCGCGGCGGCGATCAGTACGGCAATTAAGGTATTCTCGGCTATCGTCGAGGTCATCGCGTTTGTCGTCACAGGCTTCCAGCAGTTGTATGAGGACATCTCGGGGTTCGTGACAGGTGTCGTGCAGTTCTTCACAGTCGACCTGCCGAACGCGATTAACGCATTGGTGCAATGGTTCGCACAGCTGCCAGGCAATATCGCTGGGTTTCTGTCGACGGTCATCGCGAATGTCGCCACATGGGTAGCCGACATGGCGTCAAATGCCGTAAGTGCCGGCTCGCGTTTCATCTCAGGTATCGCCGGTTTCATGTCTGCGCTGCCCGGCAATATAGCGTCATGGCTCTCCGGCGTCATTTCGACTGTCGTCGGCTGGGTGTCGCAGTTCGCGAGTAACGCCACGAGCGCGGCGTCGCAGTTCGCAAGCAACCTCATCAACGGCCTCGCGTCTATACCCGGCCAGGTGACATCGATTGGTTCTAACATTATTCAAGGTATGGTAAACGGCGTTACGGGTGCCGCAGGACGTTTAATCAACAGCGTTAAAGGTGCAGTCGACGACGCCATCAATGCTGCAAAAAACCTGCTCGGCATCCACTCACCATCGCGTGTGTTCCGTAAAATCGGCCAATACACGATGCAAGGTGCGGCACTCGGTGTCGACGATGACGCCGACGTGTTGTTGAGGTCTACAGATAATGCGATGCGCGGTATGATTTCAACGGCACAAGATATCGCCATGCCAGGCGTCAACAGCACGGCCGGCGGCGGCGAATCGGCCGTTATCAGCTGGCTGGCCGAGAACCTGCCATCCATCATCGCTGAGTTCACGCCAGTCATGGGTGAATCGGAGTTCGGGCGCAAGGCGAGAAAGGCGGTCGCGTATGCTTGATATCAAATACAAGTCAAATGCGGGGACTGTCATCCCGCTCAATTCTGGTGTATATGTCGGTAAGCCGAACGACCTCTTTAGCCGCGAATGGGACTACAAAATCGGGTATCGCGCACTGGCCACGGCCTCGCGCGGTGCCCGCAAGGTCTCATTCAAGGCGTTTTTCGCAAACATGGCACAGGCTGACGCTTTCCGCCGATGTGCCGACACGGACATGCAGAAGGGCACGCCCGGCACTATCTATGTCAATGACTGGTTCCAGCGTTGTTTCGTCGTGGCTTCCGAGGTGGACGGCGTCGGTGACGATTTCTTCGCGACCAAGCTCACTTTGGTTTTGCTCGACGGCGTATGGCGCAGGGGGACTACGACGGCGTTCGTGCCCGTGCAGAGTTCGGCGGACTATGAGTTTCTCGACTTGCCGCATGATTTGCCGTACGACCTAGGCGTGACCACACCGCTGCAATACGCCATCAACCCAGGCTACTCCGACAGCCCCGCGAAGTTTGTCGTGTATGGGCCCGCGGTCAACCCTTCTGTACGCCTGGCCGGCAATCTGTACCAGGTGGACGTGACCGTTCCCGAGGGCGGTTACATGGATATCGACCCGTTGCGACGCACCGTCACCGTGGTCGCCGCAGACGGCACCACGATGGACGCATTCAGCAAGGCGCACCGAGGCAGCGGCGTGGGTTCTGGCAAGTATATCTTTGAGCACGTGCCAGTCGGCACGTCTGAAATCTCGTGGGACAATAGCTTCGGCTTCGACTTGACTCTGTACGAGGAAGAGGGCGAGCCCGCATGGTTTTAGTGGTGAATGATCCAACTGTTGGCGATATCCGCGAAATCGAGGAATTCGAGCTTGACATAGCTTTCGGCAGCGACGAGAACGCACTGAAATTGGAGGCCCGCGCGGACGAAGCCCCCGAAGAGGGGCAATTTGTGTTCATCGACGGCACCGAGTATGGTGGTGTTATCGACCAGGCGAGCTATGAGGCCGGCAGGGAGGCATCCGGCTCAATTCTGTGCAAGGGCCGCACCTGGCATGGTATTTTGGCAGGCAAGCGCCTGCTCCCCGATTTGGGAAGCGGATACCTTTCCGTCAGCGGTAAGGCGAGCGATGTGCTCGCGCCGCTCATCGAGCGCATGGGGCTTTCTGGGCTGTTCTCCGCCGCTTCCGACGATACGTCGGTAAGCTACACCTTCGATCGATTCGTGGACGGCTACAGCGGCTTGAAAGCCATGGCGAAGGCCAATGGTCGCAAGGTCGTCATGCGTCGTAAGGGCGGTAAGGTAGAAATCTCTCTGCCGCCTGTCGTAGACTATGCGAACAAGGTCGATTCCGACCTTTTGGACTTCACGCTGACTTCGGTTCACCGCTGTATCAATCACCTGGTCTGCGTAGGTACTGGCGAGCTCGAGAACCGCGCCGTAGTCCATTTCTATGCTGACACTGCCGGTAACGTCAGCCATACCCAGAGCCTCTTTGGAGTCGACGAGATATGTGCGCTCTACGACTACAGCAACGCCGACGAGGCGAAGCTCGAGGAGGAGGGCGGCAAGAAGCTCAGGGAGTACCAGACTCGAGGCAGCGTCGAGGTCGACGCGCACGACGATATCGACGTCGACGTCGGCGACATTATCTCGGCGCGCGATAACGCACATGGTAAGACCGTTAGCGCGATCGTGGTGAAGAAGATCGTACAGGTCTCACATGGCGTGGCAACATACAGGTACGAGGTCGGCAGTGAGACCACGACGAAGAACTCAGCCAGCGCGATCGCCGACGGAGGTGGCGGGCACGCTTATTTGGCGGGAAAGGGCCTGAAGCTCGAGAACTACACGTTCAGTGCGGAGGTCGACGCGGAATCGCTCAAGGCCGTTGAGGCCAAGGCCGACAAGGCCGTAACAGACGCCTCAAACTCGCTCCAGACGTGGGCGCAGGCGGATATCGCCATGGGAGAAGTGTCTACGCTCACGGAAGGCTCTAAGGCCACCGCGTCGCTCTCAGGCGAGGGGCTGGTCAAGACGCTCTCGCTCGGTATCCCACGTGGCGCGACCGGTATTCAGGGTCCGAGAGGCGAGCGCGGCCCGCAAGGTGAAATCGGACCGCAGGGCGAGAAGGGCGAGCAAGGCGAGCGCGGCCCGCAAGGTGAAATCGGACCACAAGGTCCAAAGGGAGCTACCGGCGCGACCGGCCCACAGGGTCCGACAGGCGCGACCGGTATTCAGGGTCCGAGAGGCGAGCGCGGCCCGCAGGGTATACAGGGCGAGACCGGCCCACGTGGCCCGCAAGGTGTGCAGGGTGCCCAGGGCCCGAAGGGCGATACCGGCGAGGGTTTTTCCATCTCGAAGGTTTACACCAGCTACGAGGCAATGCATGCTGGGTGGAAGGTCGATGGTGTGGCAGTCGGCGGCTTCGCGATAATCAGCTCGAATGTCGAGGATCCGCACAACGCCGAGCTGTACGTGAAGTCAGCTGATGGCTACTCACTCATCGCTGATATGAGTGGCGCGACCGGCGTCAAAGGCGAGCAGGGCCCGATGGGTCCGCAGGGTCCGGTCGGCGCGACCGGAGCGGCGGGTTCCACGGGGCCGCAGGGCCCCAAGGGAGCCACGGGCGCGACCGGCCCACAGGGTCCGACAGGCGCCACTGGGGCGACCGGCGCGACCGGCGCGAAGGGCGCGACCGGCCCAACGGGGCCACAGGGTGTGAAGGGCGAGCAAGGCGAGCGCGGCCCGCAGGGCATTCAGGGGCCGAAAGGTGAGAAGGGGGAGCGCGGCGACTCTGGCGTCACCGTACCGCTGTCGGGGTTCTTCTCGCTGACGGTCGATTCTGACGGCAACCTTTGGTCGCACGTGGCAGACGGGGCGGCAGCCCCGCCGCTCTCATACGACTCGTCTACGGGTGAGCTTTACTACGAGATAGGTGAGTGATCATGGCAAAATACCTTGTAGGTAACATCAAGGGCCCCAAGGGTGATACTGGTGCGATAGGACCACAAGGGCCCACCGGCGCGCGAGGCGCTACGGGGGCTACTGGCCCGCAGGGTCCGAAAGGCGACGCGGGCGCGACAGGACCGCAAGGGCCAACGGGCAAGCAGGGGGCGACAGGCCCCACTGGCCCCGCGGGCTCGCAAGGACCGCAGGGCATCCAGGGGCCTAAAGGCCCGACAGGCCCGCAAGGGCCGATGGGCCCGCAGGGGCCAAGCGGCGGCGAGATCAAGGACACGAGGAACGACAACCAGCCGCCGAGCTGGTATATGAAGAACCACCCGAAGAAGACTGTGGTCGAGTTCAAGACAGCGAAAACCATAGGGCTTTCGGCCGGCGAAACCTTCGCGACCCTCGTCACCTTCGTGCAATGGAGCTACAGTGCCGGCGGGTACCCGAAGCAGGTCGCTATGAGCGGCGACGACATATGGTGGCGGCGCGGCGAGTCGAACTCTTCGTGGACGGCGTGGCAGCACATCCTCGATACCCTCGACCCGAACACGGTGTGGACCATGGCCCATCGTGTCGGCGAGTACTTGGAGACGAACAGCTCGTTTGACCCGAACAACATCAGTGGTACATGGGTGCGGGCACCGAGTATCGGGCCGCACACGTGGCTGAGGACCAAGTAAAGGAGAGAACATGGCAAAGACAGAGAACTTCACCCACTACACCTGCGACCGATGCGGCGCGGACGCGTACCTCCAGCAAGGTGCTGCGGCGGCTGGTGACTGGCGCGAGGTCGAGCGCTTCGACCAGTACGGCAGCAGGGCCACGCGCCTGTTGTGCAAGGGGTGCACGGACGAGTACAAGAAGCTCGCAGCCAAACACGACGGCGAGTTCCAGCAGTTCATGAGCAACACGAAGGAGTAGTACCATGGCATTCGAGATTGTTGACGGCATGACGGGTACCAAGCACATCAGCTCAGACGACCTGTCGGCATTGAACATCGCTACCATCGGCAAAGCAAATTGTGTGCTTGAGTACGGCGACAATTTTAAGCTCACGATGGCGAGCGCGAACAACGCGACGCTCGGTACAGGCGTCGGCATGGTCGGCGGCAAGCGCTTTTGGAACCAGGCTGCGACCTCTTTGACCGTTCAGTCCGGCACACAGGGCCAGAAGCGCAACGACCTCGTCGTGGCCCGCTACGCGAAGACCAGCGCGGGCGTCGAGAGCATCACGCCCGTGGTCATCAAGGGCACGCCCAGCACGGGGATTGCTGCAGACCCCGCGACGACATCTAACGACCTCAAGCTCTGGCGCATCCCGCTGAATGGCATCAGTGTCGGCACGCCTGTGGCACTCTTTGACTCAGTGGCCTCGCTCAAGTCCGTCGGGGAATCAGTATTTCAGGACGCGTTCTATTGGCTTTATTCCGATGCGGGCTCCGGTGAAGTAATATTCTACGCCAGAGGCGGCATAGCGACACTCACGTTCATTGACGTCACCAACATGGACCCTGGGGAACCATGGAAGATTCCGACTGTCATTCCATACAAATTCCGATCGGAATTCAATTTTTATGGCGCGCTCGTGCATAAACAGAGCAATAACATTGGACAGGTGTGGATCCCCGGCAAATATAGCGACGACGAGCATATGTACGTCTACGCAGGCGTACCCACTCATTCAAAGACAAATTCGCTCAACGGTAGCGTCACATGGATCTACGCCGAGCCGACTAATCGTGAGCCCAACAAGTAATCCATATCTACGATCGAGTCCAAGGTCTTTAGCAACATGATCGTTGAGGGCTTCGCACAGGGGCAGCACAGTCATCGTTTTCGTTTAAGAGGTATTTGATGTTTAACTATATAACCACAACTGTTGTGACCACGATTATGGGTACAATAATCGGTTGGTTGTTAAACGCGATCAAAACCAACACTAGGCAACTGTATAACATGTCGCGTTGTGAACACGAAGAACGCGTACAAAATCGTGCTATGCTCGGTGAGCTACTGTTTTACCGGCTCGAAGATCTGCACCGGCGGTTCGTCATAGAAGGCCATCCGTGTTCTGCTGCCGACAAGCAACAAATCGACGACATATACCACCATTACCATGATGAATTGGGGCTCAACGGACCCGGTACGCATATGTATAATGAGATTATGGAAGCGCATCAGGAATAAGGAGTAATCATGCAATACCTTCTGCCGGATAAGGTTTATGATATTCTCAAGTGGGTCGGCCTCGTCGCCCTGCCAGCTGTGGCGACTTTTGTCGGCACCGTCGGCACTGCGGTCGAATGGCCTATGACCACGATCGCAGTGACGGTGATCACCGCCGCGGGTACGCTCGTCGGCGCACTCCTCGGTGTGACGACCGCGACGGCGAAACCGACGAGCGAGTAACGATGGGCAATATTATCGGAAAGGGTGAGTGATTTGGGTATCAAGGCAAATGCCGATGTGGCTGGATGTCTATCTAAGCCTCACCCTACTCGGTGGGTACATATCGGTCGACGATTGGCACTCGTCGCTAGTACTGTAGCTATCGCACTGGCACTCGCAGTACCGACAACGGGTTATGCCTACGAGCGCATCACCAATTACGTTAGCAATGGGCACGGGCCGCTGTCACCGCAATACCTCGTGATCCACGAGACGGCTAACCCTGGCGCGAGCGCATGGAACCACGTGCTTTTGTGGTCGCGTGACGACACTTACGCAGTGCACGACGTTATGGAGCTCGATGGCTCCAAGGTTTACGACACGGTACCGCAAAACCGCTTGTGCTGGCACGTCGGCAATGGCAATTGGTGCACGATCGGCATCGAGCTCGCGCATGCCACGAATGCCATAGACTTCGCCAAGCAATGGACTGAGGCCGTGAAGTGGGCAGGCGATACACTCCGTGCGCACGGTTGGGATACCAGCCGCCTACTCAGCCATTACGAGGCCGCACGCATCTGGGGTGGGTCCGACCATACCGACCCGATCGGTTATTTCCGTCAGTACGGCAAGACTTGGAACGATTTCAAGCGCGACGTCGCCGCCTATATGGGTAGCGGCTATATCGCACCGATCGCACCGACTGACGGAAACGGCGGCACGTACCAGCCGTCGACTTCTGCCACGCGCACGAGTTTCCCGAAATCTACGGGCAAGTCTGTCAATATCCACTATGCCCTCCATAACCGTTATGGCGCATGGAATAGTGCTGTCACCAATTTCAACGACTCCAACAGTGAGGGTTTTGCCGGTGTGCCGTACGGCTCCCACGACATGCTCATTGCATGGGCAGACAGCGGTACCTTGCGCTATCGCGTCCACACCAAGGAAAGCGGCTGGCTTGACTGGGTGCAGGCCGCCAATTACAACAATTCTGTAAATGGCATGGCCGGCATCTGGGGCCAGGTGATTGACTGCGTCCAGATGTATTACATCACGCCAAATGGTGACTATAAACAGGTCTACTACCGTTCTCAGGACGTGGCGCACGCTGGCTACTGGGATGAGGTATGCGACGACGGTACGACTTACGGCGGCGATGATTATGCCGGTGCGTACGGTTATGCACTCGACCGTCTCCAGTGTTATGTGTCCGACGGCACCCGCCGTTGATGAAAGATTGGAGAAAGCATGATGTTCGGTAATTACAACGCGTACCAACCTGTCGGCACACCGCAATTCGCCATGGACCAGATGCAGCAATTTCAGCAACGTGCCCAGATGCAGCAGGGATGCAGCTGATCCGTGTCACTGGTATGGATGGGGCCAAGGCATACCAAATGCCTCCCAATTCTGTCGTGCCTCTGTTCGACGCAGATAACGACATCATGTATGTTAAAAGCACGGATGGTGCCGGTTTTCCGACCATCCGTGCTTTTGCATTTCAGCCAGTTGAAGACAAGCCGGAACCGGTGCAGCAATACGTGACACATGATGAATTCGATGCAGCGATGAAGCATCTGAGGGAGGCGATCGACAATGGCGAGTAGCCTATTCGGCGGCGTACAGAAGCCAAACCCACTGCGATCGGCTATGCAGGCTGTCAATATGATGCGTAATGCAAACCCAGAGCAAGTCATGCACCAGATGATGCAAAGCAACCCGCAGTTTGCGGAATTCATCAATGCGAACAAGGGCAAGAGCCCCGAGCAGATCGCGAGTGAGCACGGTATTGATATAAATGCAATTAAGCAGATGTTTGGGTAGTGAAGCGGAGCGTACGGCCGTCGACCTACTTGAGCATATATAAGATGTCTAGTTTCGGTGGCAACCGCAATGCCGGCGAGCAACCCGTAACTGAGGCCGGTCTGTGCAACGCCATGAATTTCAACGACCTGGCTAACCAGGTCGGGCGCGTGAACGACATGATGCAGACGCAGTTCATGCAGACCAGCCAGGGCCTCGCGTCTGTCGGCTACGAGAACCTCCGCAACTTCGCGCAGACGCAGGATACCATCAAAGACGGCAACTACTCGCTGTCGTCCCAGCTGGCAGATTGCTGCTGCACCACCCAGCGTGGTATCGACTCCGTCAATTACAACGGCGCAATCAATACCGCCGCGATTCAGAAGACCGTCACCGAGCAGACGCAGAAGGTCCTCGACACCATCACCGGCAACCGCATGGCCGACATGCAGAATCAGATCAACCAACTCCAGCTGTCCCAGGCGATGTGTGGTGTGGTACGCTACCCCAACACCTTCGCCTACAACGCCGGCCCGAGCCCGTTCTGCGGTAACGGCTGCTGCGGTACGGCAAACATCTAAACGAACATTCGATCGATAAGGCATTTTCGCCTGGGCAAGATAGGGGCATGGCTCAGGCCGTGCCCCTATTTCAATAGAAAGGACAAATCATGTCGTGCAAATCTGCAATCTACACTGCCGACCCGTCTAGTACCGTGCTCACGCTGTCTACGGCTGCAGGTACGGCTATCCCGCTCGGTACGACTATTCGCCGTTTCGGCTGCAACGCCGTCCTGTCGGGTAACGGCGTCCTGCTTAAAGGCCAGGGCTATTTCGATGTCGATGCCAGCATCACGTTCACGCCTACCGCCGCCGGTGCATATACCGTCACGCTATTCAAAGACGGTGTCGCCGTGCCCGGCGCTACGCAGACTGTCACTGCGGCAGCCGCGGGCACTGTGTCGGTCAATATCCCGGCAATCGTGCGTAACCAGTGCTGCGACAGCACCTCGACGCTTACGCTCGTGATCACCACTGCGACCGTTCCGGCGACTGTCACGATCGACAATACCGCGGTCGTCGTCACGAAGATCTAATGACAGAATAGGAGTTCTGGCGCAGTATCTCGACCAGGGCCGAAGAAAGGGATGCCTTGGCGGCATCCCTTTCACAAAGTATGGACGAACTGAGAGGGGTAAAGATGCCTGTAATTGATGTGTTCGCAAAGGTATCTGACCACCTAATCGACGGCATGATGATGCACGAGCAGATGGCAGATTACTACAATTTCCTTGGTTTGGACGGTTTCAAGCGACTGCATGAGTATCATTTCTTCTGTGAGACGATTTCCATGCGTCGCATCCACCGCTATTTCGTCGACCGCTGCAACCAGCTTTTGCCTGTGGCGAATACGCAACACCTCGACGTCATCCCCGTCGCGTGGTCGAATTTCACGCGGCAAGCGGTCGAATCTGAGACGAAGTCCAAGGCTGTCGAGACGAGTATGCGTGAGTGGTGTAAGTGGGAACACGAAACAAAAGAGCTCTATGCGAAGTCGGCCAAAGACCTCTATGATGCAGGTGAAGTCGCCGCAGCACACGTGATCTACGAGCTCGTGCGGGATGTCGACGACGAATGCGAGTATGCTGACCGTTTGGCGCTCAAATTGAATGCCGTCGATTACGACATGCAAGTCATCGTGCCTATGCAGCACGAGCTGCACGAGAAATATAAGAAGAAGCTACATGACATTGGGAAGAAATTCAGTTAGGGGTGAATGGAAATGGTGTCGATTGAGACCATCGAAGAGGAGATCCTCGACCTGGAGAAGCGTGACACGTCTTATGCCGTATGTGAGAGGCTCGCATGGTTGTACATCGTCCGCGACCACCTCAAAAAGCCTACCGTAGACGCCACGGCGACAGAACCACGCATTACCGACGAACTCACTGGTTCTGAGTTTCTGAAGGCTGCGTCCAGTGTAGACTATGCGGCACTCATGTGAGTACTCGACAAACACATGGAATGCATAAAAGCCGTGTGCCCTAAAGAGTATAGCGTCGTCATGTCACAAATCTACGCATTACGGTAGTTATCACCTGTCAAACAGTGTCAAACACCTGTCACACTCCTAAAAGGGCCAGTGTGACAGGTGTTTGCATTTCTACGTCGCGTTTCTCATCACCTGTCAAGCTGTCAAACAACAAGGGGCCCCTATATTAGATATTTTTTATCTATATATCTCTCATAGATCTATATAAAAGTCAAATTATCTAAGGATAGGGGAGAAAACTGTGTGACAGTATGACAGGCGGCGAGAAATGCGACGTAGTGATGCAACTTACTGTCAAACAGGCCCAAAATCAGCCGTTTGACAGGTGTTTGACAGTGTGACAGGTGTTTCGAAAAAGTTATAAATACTCGAATAAATCGAAAGAAAGCGTAGTATAATAAGGTTCGCCGATCGAAGGAGGTGAAAGATGAAAAGCCTATATGAAACGATCCGCGAGTTCGGCGATACCCAAAGCGGGCTCGCACGAATGCTCGGCATCACCGAATCGACTCTGTCGTGGAAGATTAACGGCAAAGCCGAGTTCAAACAGTCGGAGATCAAGGCTATCGCCGACCGGTACGACTTGACGGGCGAGGAAATCAAGTCGATGTTCTTCGCGTAATGGGCCTGTTCGCTTACCAGCAGGCAGCCCTCGACCGTGTCAAAGGTAAACGCAATTGCGCGTTCTACCACGACATGGGACTGGGCAAGACGTTCACAGGCGCCGAGAAGTTGATGTCGGACAAGTGTTGGCATTTGGCCTTGGTCGTATGCCAGAAGTCTAAAGTCACCGATTGGGTCGACCATTTTAAGAGTCATTACGACATCGCAGTTCTCGATTTGACCACGCCGGATGGCATGGCGAATTTCGAGTTATCGATGAGCTACCCAGACCTGCCGGATGCTGTCGGTGTGATCAATTACGACCTGTTGTGGAGACGCCCAGAACTTCAGGCGTTGAAGTGTTTTGCAGTGATGTTCGACGAGTCGTCATTGTTGCAGAACAAGTCATCGAAGCGCACCAAGGTAGCGATGAAGCTGGCCGACAGGGCGAATGAGCTCGTCTTGCTGTCGGGCACACCGGTCGACGGCAAATACGAACGGCTGTGGACGCAGTTGAACATGCTTGGCTGGCGCATCGACGAGAAGCTGTTTTGGCGGCAATACGTCGAATCGGAGACGACGATGCGCGAGGGTTTCCCGATCACGAAGGTGACGGGTTACAAGAACGAGGAGAGGCTGGTACGCAAGATGAAGGAGTTCGGTTGCGATTTCCTCAAGACCGACGACGTCATCGACCTGCCTGATCAGCGTTTTATCCGTATCGACGTGCCGATGAGCGAGTATTACCGCAAGTTCGCCAAGGTGAACATTATCACGGCATTCGGCCGCGATTTCGTCGGCGACACTGTGTTCGGCGACCTCACGGCTAAACGCCAATTAGCGGCTGCGTATTCGCGCGCCAAACTCGAGGCGTTCGGCGATTTGCTGGACGGCACGAGTAAACGGCTCGTCGTGTTCTACAATTTCGACGTCGAGCTCGAAGGGCTCACGGCGGAGTTGGAGAAGAGGTACAGGTCGTATGGCGTGCTCAACGGCAAGGCACATGATTTGTCGCCGTTTTTCGATACCGACGACGGGGTCGTGCTCATCCAATACCAGTCTGGTGCCATGGGCGTGAACCTGCAGCAAGCCGATACGTGCGTCTATTTTTCGCCGCCTCTGGCTTCGTCGCTATTCGAGCAATCGAAGAAGCGCATCCACCGCGTCGGCCAAGACAAGCCGTGCACGTATTACGAGCTGGTATCTAAAGGCACTGTCGAAGAGAAGATCTACGATACATTGACTATGCGACGCGACTACACTGAGAAGCTGTTCGAGATGGGAGGTGACTAGTTGGCAGGAGAGAAAAACTTCGAAAACCGTCTGAAACGGTGGCTCGATGCCCAAGGCATATGGCACGTCAAGTTTTTCGCCAACCGTAACACACGGGCAGGCGTGCCGGATATCTTGGCGTGTATCAATGGCCGTTTCGTCGGCATCGAGCTCAAAGGCCCAAACGGCAAGCCGTCGCCGCTGCAGGTATACCACTGCGGGAAGATAACGGAGAGCGGTGGCATAGCCGTAATCGTCTGGCCGGATGATTTCGCCCAGTTCAAACGGCTAGTATGCCGTCTTAAGGAGAAAGGAGGAAATTGCGATGTTCAAGACCTCATATTCGAGGGTAGGTACCTTCACCCAGTGCCCGCGTAAGTTCGAGCTCAACTATGTCGACGGCCTCGAAGTGCCGTTCAACTGCGATGCGGCGAACCCGCTCGTGATCGGCACGATGCTGCATGAGTGCATCGAAGTCGGTGTGGACGAGGCCATTGCGAACTATAAAGCCGCGTACCCCGTCATGACCGATTTCATGGTCAACGAGCTCATGAAGATTCGTGTACTCGGTCAACGTGCACGTGAGCTCGCATGGGGCATGCTGGACGACGATACCGATCCGGTATTTGAGGTGAAGGTCGAGGATGACAGCGGTTTCGTAGGATTCATCGATATGCTCATCCCACGTGGCAAGGGCCTGTGGACGATGCTTGATTTCAAGTATTCGAACAATGTCGATAGGTACCTCGAAAGCGGGCAGCTCAGCGTCTACAAATATTTCTACGAGAAGACACACCCCGGCGAGATCATCCAAGACATGGCCTTCTTGATTGTGCCGAAGACGATGATCAGGCAGAAGAAGACCGAAGACCTCTACCAATTCCGCGAGCGCCTTGCCGCCACGTTGGAAGACATGTGGCCAAGGCTGTACCGTGTCGAGTATGACCCCGAAAAAGTCGCCGAGTTCGCAGTCGGCACTTGTACAATGGCGAATGCCACCGAATTCCCAAAGTATGAGTCGCGCCTATGCGACTGGTGTGATTACAAAGATTTCTGTCTAGGAGGAAATGATATGCTTATCCTGCCCAAGAACGAACGCCGCCCTGAGGCCGTCATCACCGAACCTGATATGTGGATCTACGCCGACAGTTACGTCGGCAAGTCGACTTTTGTCGACCACTTCGACGACGTGTTGTTCATCAACACCGACGGCAACACCCAGAATATCACGAGCCCGTTTATCCAGATTGCCGATGAGCTCGTGACAGAAGGCCGTATGAGCCACAAGGTGCTCGCATGGTCGAAGTTCCGCGAGGTCATCGACGAGTTGGAGAAGCATGACAACAGCTTTCACGTCATCGCGCTCGACTTGGTCGAGGATCTATATGAGCACTGCCGATTCTATGTGTTCGACCAGCTCGGCATCAAGCATGAGAGTGACGGCGGTTACGGCAAAGGCTGGGATATGGTGCGCACTGAGTTCCTCAGCCAGATAAAACGACTCAAGTCCCTCGGCTACCGCATCATCTATATCTCTAAGGAGCTCGTCACCGAGATAACGTACGCCAACGGTATGAAGGTCTCGACATTCAAGCCGAACCTGCCGGACAAGGTCGCAAACGTGCTCGCCGGCACTGTCACCATGACGCTCCGTGCCTATATGGACGAGCGTGGCCATTTCCTCCAACTCCGCAAGAATGAGAACGTCTTCGGCGGCGGCCGTATCGATTTCAAGCGCGACCGTTGCGACCTCACCGTCGAGGCATTCAATGCCGCACTGCTCGAGGCACAGGGAACGAAGACCGAGGCCGAGAAGCCGAAGGCACGCAAGAAGGCAGAGCCTAAGCCTGAGGTTGAGGCTGAGACTGAGGCCGAGGTCATCGAGGAGCCTGACGCCGCCGAAGAGAAACCGAAGCGTCGTGTGCGTAAGGCCAAGCCTGTCGCCGAGAAGGAGCCGCCGTTCGATACCGAGGAAGCCGCAGAGCCCGAGGATGTCGAGGAGAAGCCGAAGCGCCGCACCCGTAAGCGTCGCGTCGTCGAAGAGTAAACAACATTTGACATTTGAAAGGATATATCATGGACTTCAGCAAATTCGATAAGATGGTCGACATCGACGGCCTCAAGAAGGACATCGCCGACGCCGAGGCTAATGGTGGCGGTGCCGATTTCAAGGACGTACCGCATGGCAGCTATGAAGTCGCGATCGACAAGCTCGAGCTCACCGAGACCAAGAAGACCGGCAAGCCGATGGTGTCGTGCTGGATGAAGATTGTGAGCGATGGCGAGTTCAAGGGCCAGCGCATCTTTATGAACCAGGTCATTACGCAGGGCTTCCAGATCCATATCATGAACTCTTTCCTCCGTTCGCTGCTGCCCGATGATTCCGGCATCGACGTCGAGTTCACCGGGTATGCCGACTATAATGACTTGCTGCTCGACATTGCCGAGTATGTCGATGGCAAATTCGAGTACGGCTTGGAGTACGGCGAGAACGACAAGGGCTTCAACACCTTCCAGATCACTGATATTTTCGAGCTTGACTAGGTGCGGCGATGCTCAATTTCTACGACTTCGAAGTTTTCAAACACGACTGGATGGTCGTAGTCATCAACCCCGTCACTCACGATGAGCGCGTCATCATCAATAATGCCGACGCGCTCACCGCGCTCTACGAAGGGCACAAACGTGAGATCTGGGTGGGGTATAACAATCTCCACTATGACCAGTTCATTTTCAAAGGTATATTGTTGGGTTTCGACCCGAAAGCGATCAATGATTTCATCATCGCCGAAGGCCACAAGGGCTGGCAGTATTCGAGTTTGTTGCGCAAGGTTTACATGGTCAACTACGACGTATTCCACCCGCGTACCGACAGGGGCCTTAAGACTCACGAGGCGTACCTCGGCAACGACATCTGCGAGACGACGGTGCCGTTTGACATCGACCGTAAATTGACAGAGGCCGAGATCGCCGAGACCGTTAAATACTGCCGCCACGATGTCGAGCAGACTATCGAGGTATTCATACAGCGTAAAAGCGAGTTCGACGCCCGTATGGACCTGCTCAAGATGTTCGAGTTACCCTTGGTGTACCTCGGTAAGACTGATGCGCAGCTCACGGCGATCATCTTGGGTGCCGAGAGGCCTGCGCGCCCACGTGACGACGAATTCGACATCGTGCCGTTGCCGTGCCTCGACCTCGGCCCGTATGATTTCATCCGCTCGTGGTATCTCGACCCTGCGAATCAAGATTATTCCGCTACGCTTGATTTCGACATCGCAGGCTGCCCACACAAATGTGCGTGGGGAGGCTTACACGGCGCGATTGCCCAGTACGCCGGCGATGGTTATTTCATCAACGTCGACGTCGAGAGCTATTACCCGGCTGAGATGATTGCGCACGAACTGCTGTCGCGTAATGTGCGGGACCCGTCGAAATTCAAGGGCATTCGAGACCACCGTATTGAATTGAAGCATGCGAAAGACCCGCGCCAGAAGGCATTGAAACTCGTCGTCAACGGCACCTTCGGCGCCAGCAAAGACAAGTTCAATGCACTTTATGACCCGCGGCAGGCAAACATGGTCTGCGTCAATGGTCAGCTCATGCTCATCGACCTCATGCACAAACTCGTTCGTGATGTTGGTGCCGAGATCATCCAGAGCAATACCGATGGTGTGCTCATCCGCATGCCTGACGATTTCGATGGCGGGCCTGATGCATTTTACGACCGCGTCGACGATGTGGCGTATGAGTGGGAGCACCGCACCGGTATGGGCTTGGAATTCGATGAGTTCACCCGCGTTTACCAGAAGGACGTCAACAACTACGTCCTTGTGGCGGCAGACGGGTCGATGAAGACGAAAGGCGCGTACGTCAAGAAGCTGGGGCCACTCGACTACGACCTCGCCGTCGTCAACAAGGCGCTTGTCGAATTCATGGTGCACGGCGTGCCCGTTGAAGACACGATTGCGGCCGACGATGATCTGATCGATTACCAACGTGTCGTGAAGGTGTCAGGCAAATACAAGTATGGCGTGCACGGTCATGAGCGACTCACCGACAGGTGTTTCCGGGTATTCGCATCAACACGTGGGTCAGACGGTATGATCGGTCGAGTTAAAGCCGGCAAGGCCAAGCCGGAGAAGTTCGGCAACACTAGCGAGCATTCGTTTATCGACAATGGCGATGTGCATGGCAAGAAATGCCCGGGCTATTTGGATAAGAGTTGGTATATCCAATTGGCGAAAACACGGTTAGCACAGTTTGGGGTGATGTGATGGATCGACTATTTATCGGATATGTGAAGCTCAACGGCAAGAAATGTGCACAGAAGCTGAAGGACGGCCGATACCTCACATTGGCCCAGGCGCGCAAGCTCGACGGCTACGGCGGTGTGCTGGCGCCTGAGACGATCTTCGTCGACGTCGATGATATGACGCAAAGCGAAAAGCTGATGGACATCATCGAGGCAGAGCAGATCGCATGTAAGGTCGTCGCCACGACACGCGGCAAGCATTTCTATTTCGTAGGCTACCCCCGTGGCATGAAATGCAAGACTCATGCACGCCTGGCTGTCGGTATCGACGCCGACATCAAAGTCGGGTCGAAAGCCACATATGGCAGCCTGAAAGTCGACGGCCACGAGCGTGACGTGATCTACGACATCGAGCCGGATGAGGATTACGACGAGCTGCCGTGCTGGCTCAGGCCTGTGCAGTATACGCCTGAATTCGGTGAGATGGAAGAGGGCGACGGCCGCAACCAAGCATTATTCAATTACATCTTGACGCTGCAGTCGGAGGGTTTTACGAAAGATGAGGCGCGCGAGACCCTGGCCGTCATCAACCGGTACATGTTCGAGAAGCCTATGGAGCAGCAAGAGCTCGATGTCGTCTACCGCGACGACGCCTTCGCCGAAGACGTGTTTTTCAACAAAGGCACGTTCCTGTTTGACAAGTTCGCCGAGTACCTCAAGAACGAGCACCGCATCATCAAGATCGGCCATCAGCTCCACGTATACCGTGACGGCGTCTATGTGTCCGGCAATCTGCTTATCGAGAACGCGATGATCAAGCATCTGCCTATGCTGTCGAAAGCCAAGCGCACCGAGGTACTCAATTACCTCGATGTACTCATCCAAGACGACGCACCGGCAGCTGATGCCGATTACATCGCATTCGCCAACGGCGTGTACGACCTCAAGACGGGGGAGCTCATGCCGTTCTCGCCGGAATTCGTGATCACTAACCGCATCCCGTGGGAGTACGACCCGACGATTTGGTCGGAGTTCACCGACAAGACGCTGCGCCGCCTCGCCTGCGGTGACGACGGTATCTACTCATTGCTGGAGGAGGTCATCGGCTACCTGTTCTATCGACGCAACGAGCTCCGTAAGAGTTTCATCTTGGTCGGCGACAAGGCAAACGGCAAGTCGACTTACCTCGACATGCTCAAGACACTGCTCGGTGACAGCAATACGTCGGCCCTCGACTTGGCTGAACTCGGCGAGAGGTTCAAGACGGCGGAGCTGTTCGGAAAGCTGGCCAACATCGGCGACGACATCGGCGACGAGTTCATCGCGAACCCCGCGATCTTCAAGAAGCTCGTCAGCGGTGACCGCGTCAACGCCGAGCGGAAGGGCCAAGACCCGTTCGATTTCTCAAGCTATGCCAAGTTGCTGTTTTCGGCGAATTCGATGCCGCGTATCCGCGACAAGACGGGCGCCGTGCTCGACCGCATCGTGCTCGTGCCGTTCAAGGCGACGTTTTCGAAAGACGACCCGGACTTCGACCCGTACATCAAGTACAAGCTCCATTCGCCAGATGTCATGAGCCACTTGATCAATATCGGCCTCAAGGGGCTTGAGCGCGTGTTGGCGAACCGCGCATTCACGATGCCCGAAGTCGTCGTTAAGGAGATCGAGGACTACCACGTCGCCAACAACCCGGTCCTCGGTTACTTCGCAGACACGCCCGCCGACGAGGTGGTGAACGAGTCGACGGCGTTGGTATATGACTACTACATGGCCTGGGCTATCAGGAACAACCTGAAGCCATTGGGCCAAAATGAGTTCACCCGCCAGGCCAACAAGTATTATGGCCTGACAAGCAAGACATGCCGCGTCAACGGCAAACGCGTACGTATTTTCGTATAGGAGTAAATCATGCCCATCATCATCGAAGGCCCTGACGGCGCCGGCAAGTCCACGCTCGCGAAGGCGCTGGCCGACAGGCTTGACCTGAACATTTTGAAGATGACCGCCAACGGCGGGCAGTCCGCCACTGAGTATATGCAGAAGCTCGCGTGCGACGGAGTCGTGATCGACCGCTGTTGGATCAGCGAGCAGATCTACGCCGATATATTTGGCCGCACCCAACGTATCGACAACGATACGTGCGAGAAACTGACTTACATGTGTTCTGTCTTAAGCATCCCGATCGTCATCGTATTACCGCCGCTCGCTGAGGTGGTGCGGCGCCTAACGTTACGCGGTGACGAATTCGGCGACGTCATCACCGATAATATCGGACTCATTTATCGTCGTTACGAGGAGTTTGCCGCCGCGAATAGTAGTGTGATCACTTTAGACGACAATGACGTCAATTGGTGTATTAAGGAGGTTTTGAAATGCATGTTGTAGGCAAGTCGATGAACGACATCTACCGCCAACTCTGTGGCAAAATCTCGGTGCAGGGCCATGACGTGGCAGGCACCAAAGAACTGCTCAACAGCGGTTTCACGCTGCTCGATATCACCGACAACATCGCGACTGCCCGCACGGGTTATTCTGTCTCATACATGTTGGGCGAGCTCGCATGGTATTTCACCGGCCGCGACGACGTCGAATTCATCTCGAAGTTCTCGTCGTTTTGGGAGCGTATCAGCGATGACGGCGTGACGAACCGGTCTGCGTACGGCGCCATCGTGTTCAACCGCTACGGCTTCGACCAGGTCGCACAGGTCGTCGACACACTCAAGCACGACCCGTATTCACGACGCGCGATCATCAATTTCAATGTGCCTAACCCAGAGCGTTTCGAGACGAAAGATGAGATCTGCACCATCGCGCTCGTGTTCGAGCTCCGCGGGGGCAAGCTCGATTGCACCGGCATCATGCGCTCCAACGATGTGTGGCTCGGCACGCCCTATGATGTCGTGTTCTTCACGGAGCTACAGAAGCACATCGCGAACGAGCTCGGCGTCGGCTACGGCAAGTATACGCATTTCGCGGTGTCGCTCCATGCATATGAGAAGGACATCGACCGCGTCCGCGAAGTCTGGTGCGGCAAGCAGGCGGCGTCGCACCTCAAGCTCGACATCGAGAAGTTTTTGGCCCATATCTCGGAGATCGAACGCATCGCGACGTCGTCCGATGAGCCAAAGCACGACATCGCCGTATATTGTTTCGATAATGACATCGTCATGGAGGTAAACGATGAAGATTAAGATCAACCGTATCGCCGAGGGTGCCGACATCAAGCTCCCGGCCCGTGCACACTACAACGACGCCGGTGCCGACGTCTATACCACTCGCGGTGAGACCTTGAAGCCGCACGAGACACGCCGCATCCCGCTGGGCTTCTCGCTCGAGCTGCCCGACGGCGTCATGGCCTGTGTGTTCCCCCGATCCGGCATGAGTCTCGAAGGCCTCGTGTGTGAGTTGCCGCCGATCGACTCCGGCTATACCGGCGAGGTGCATGCGATCGTCACCAATTTGACGGACAAGTTAAAGAAGGTCCCCGGTGGTACCCGTATCGGCCAGCTAGTCGTCATGCCGATCGTGTTGGCAGACTTCGTCGAGCAGTTGGGCGAAGAGAGGGGCGACGGTGCTTTCGGGTCGACAGGCGAGGCCTAGTAAGGCCGAGTATTACCTCGACATCGCACTTGCTGTGGCGGCCAGGTCGACGTGCCTGCGCCGCCGCTACGGCGCCGTGATTGTGGCCAACGACGAGATCATCGCGACCGGCTACAACGGCGCCGCCCGTGGAGATGTCAATTGCATCGATGCGGGCGTATGCCACCGATGCGGGCACGGGCATAACGATGGCGATTACAGCTCGTGTCCGGCGGTACACGCCGAGATGAATGCAATGTTGTCGGCCTCGCGCTCTGAGATGATCGGCGCGACATTATACTTGGCAGGCGTCGATCTCGAGACAGGCGAGCGCATCCCGCCTGATGAGATCTCACCGTGCCCGGTGTGCATGCGTATGATCGGCAACGCCGGTGTCGACGTCGTCACCAGTGCATAGAAATAGAAGAACGCCCCAGACGCTCAATTGCATCTGGGGCGTTCTCCTCACAAAGGAGGAAGGTGCGGTGGCCCAAAACCGCACCTTCCTATTTTATCACACGTAATGCTATTAGGCGTTGACCCACTTGAGGGCGTTCTTGATGCAAAGCTGCTTGTTTGCGGTCTCGAACTCTTTACGGCAGATCAGTTTCCACGCGCCACGATTGGTGGCCTTGAAGCGGCAGTAGTGCACGCAGTTGTCGTCGAGGACGATCTTCACGCGACGACCGCAACCGATGATCTCGTATGCCTCATTAAACGGCTGCTTGAAAGTGACACGCTCGAGCTTGATGGCGTCGTTGAAAGTCTTAGTCATTGTGTTTCCCTTCCTCGTGGTTGACAAGATTATATTACCCGGTAACTACCTGAAAGTGCACAGCTATTTTTAAATAAATCGAAAAAGTTTTCGACGAATTTGAAAATAGGTATGTACACAAGCGCACGCACGTGGGATAATGACCTTGTCAACCAGAAGGAGGAGCAAATGAAACCCATCAAGATCACCAAGCAGGACCAGTTCGGCTACGAACGCACGTTCGTTATCCGCCGTGACGAGACTTACGGCAAGATGTTCCTCGCTGAGGTCGACCCAGATTTCGGCTTCGAGTCGTTCCGCGGCGTATACGGTTCCATGGATGCGGCGCTCGATCGCATCGAACTGCTCATCGACTAGACGAAAGGAACAACTATGGCTAAAGATTTCTACACACTCAAGGTCATTCCACACCTTGAGAACGAGACGGGCGAGCATGATTACGTGCCCACTTATGAGGTACGCATCGATAAAGGTGGCAACGGGAAGTCATCGACGGCACGCCTCATATGCCCAGAATGGCCGCCGATCGACATTATCGAGAAGATAGACGTCATCAGCGACGTGATCGGAGATTCGTATGTTTCAGATCTCGTCGACATCTCGTATATCGTCAATTTGTGCAGACTAGATAAACTCGACGCCCACCGCATCCTCAAGCAACTCGACGATGCCGGCTCTGTAGTTTTCGAGGTCACCGTGACCTATCTGCTCAGCCAGTCAATCTAATACCACCGACATTGAAGGAGAAAGGAAACACCATGGCAGAGGTAACGTTCACTGAGAAAGAGCTCGGTTTCATCAACGAATGTGCGATCGACAAGAAGGGCGTGTTGGTCGAGATGCCGGCAAACCCCTTCCCGTCGCTCTATCGCAAGGGCGTCATCGCCAAGAAGGGCGACGACCTCACAGTCACGAAGGACTTCCGCGAAATGTTCTGCCTCGCCGACCAAGTCGTGCATATCGACCTCACCAAGGCCGAGGGCGAGCCTGAAGGCGACGGCAAGAAATTCAAGTACGGCGAGACCGGCGACGTGATCATCGAGGACGAGCCGATGGACTACGCGGGCTTCCGCCAGGCAATCGCCGCCAACCTCCGTGACCGCCGCACGAAGGGCGTCGACGAGTTCCAGCTGATCGACAAGGCCGTGCAGGTATATGATGCCGCACGTGAGGTCAGGGCGGCTAACGGCGACGAGGGCACCCGCTCTGAGCACACGACAGTCGGTAGCCGCAAACACTGGCGTTACGACTTGGCCGATACCGTGTCGGCATACTTCGGCGTCGGCATGGAAGTCGACAAGCGTGAGATCGTCTTTACCGGCGACTTGTACATGGCCGGTGCGGCTGAGCTCACATTCGAATACCTGTTTAAGATCGGCAACCGCCGTGCGCAACGCTGCTACGATGAGCGCCTGTTCGCCGGCGAGCCCACTGTTGGTGTATACGCCGAGAAGGCCGCGGAGTTCATGGCCGAAGTCGAGAAGCGCCTGCAGCACGAGGGCGCTGAGGTCGAGGTCGACGGTGAAGTCGTCGGCAAGGTGGTCGTCGACCTCGACCACCCGGCGAACTACATCACCATCGGCGACACAGTCGTCGACCTCGGTCAAGTCGAGGAGTAAATATCGTGATCGGGCGGCTCCGGTCGCCCGATATTTATTTGAGTATCTCAAAAATAATTTCGATTTATCGAAACACAGGTGCACAAACATAGTATAATGGTCTCGTCAACCAGAAGGAGGAGTAAATGTTCGAGATCAACGCCACAACACATGGTAAGGACATCACCTTTACCATAGAGAAGGTGCCACGTGGCTACGAGCTTTGCGAAGTCGACGCAGATGGCGATAGCTGGCGTGTCGGTGTGTATGAGTCCGTCGAGGCAGCGTTTGCACGTGCAGGTCGCAACGCGTCGAAATAGTTCAAGCAGATGGAATGTGAGGAGGAACAAATGCCCGAATATATTGTCTTCGTCATGCCGCCGGCAGATGAGGATGCCGAGCCGTTCGATATCCCAGAATGGGGCTACATCGAGGCAATCGCCACCGCGGAGCGTTACCACGCACGTGGCTGGCAGGCGTGTATCATCGATTTCGGCACGCCGTTCGTGCCGTGGCGCGCCGGGCGCCTAGACGGCCCTGACATCCGCGTCATGGCACGTACGTGCGATGAGGCGTGTATCCGCGCACGCGCCATCAGCGCAGACTGCGCCACTTTCCAACGAATGGAGGACTAAATGCGTGATTTCATCTATACAGCCCTGACGGTCGTGGGGATTGTGGCCACGGCCGTCGCCGTTGCATACGCGTTCGCGGACAGGGGCTATTTCGCCGTAGGCGGCGAGTACGCTTTCCTGGCCCTGCCACTGCTCGGCATGTGCATCGAGTACATGGTCGACAACAGGCGTGAAGGGAGGAACCACGGTGTTGATCGGTGACGTGAAGCCGTTCAAATACGTCTATGCGGATGATCGGCAGCAATTCACGAGGCCGCTTGAGGAGGCGGCGGAGTTCTTCGTCGCGTGGCATTTCTGGATACAGCGCCGCGACAACCAGAGGTATTCGGCGAAGGCGCGCGACAAGATGCTGGACAAGGCCGCAGACGTGATCCAAGCGGTCGTCAATTGCGTCGCATCGGTCGGTATCGACGACATGTCGGAGCTGATGGGGCGCTGCGAGAAACGTAACACGAAGAGGGGTAGGTATTGATGCAGGTCGAAGTGGTCGTGGCAATGGAGCGGAGGCCGGTTACCGTACACGGTCGCTACGGCGACTTAATCGGGTGGTTCCAACGAGGTGGTTTCCTCGGCAACAACCAGAAGCCCGTCG